ACTTGTGGACAGCTTAAGTTGAACCTCAACCAAGTCGATCCGTTCAGATTGAGAGGATGTGGTTGTGATGTTAAGAGTGTTTACCAGCTTTTCCGCTAGAACTTGAGCTACTGCCTCAGCATTGATACCAATAGCAGGGACATCAAAAGGTGACAGAAGGCTAGTGTTGTCTCTCTCATAAACCACACCGTCGCTTACATCATCAAAGACACTCTCAGAGATTTCCCGAAGGATCATCTGAACTTGCAGATCACCTTCATCAACTAAGCCAAAGGTCCAAGAGGTAACTTCAAACTCTTTGTCAGTCCAACCAAAACGAGAGTTGTTAATCTTTACGTTATCCCCAACCTGAAGCTGGAAGGCTCTCATACCGAAGGATGCCGTGATAGTAAGCTGTTGTCTGTTACGCTCAAGAGATACGTTAGCAATCCTACGGGCTTCTACAGAAGTGTCAGTGAATGCTAATGCTAAGTCGATAGAGGACTCTTGACCATTATCAGCAGACAGGAAAGCAGAGTTAGTAACCTCTGGGTAATCTGTGATCTGCCAGTTGCTCTCAGAGCCTCGGAACGTCCCTTTAACTGTGTTGTAGTTATCCCTGCGGCTATGCCTAGTGTTTACCGTTACGCTGCCTCTGAGGTCGTTCTCATCAAGTGTGAGAGCAGGTTCAGTCCAGTAGGCAGGCTTCATACGCCACTCACCTTGAGCATACCATAGCAACCCGCCCATAGAGGTTAGGAGGCTGCTCAGGTTGTCATAAGGGGTAGATGCTGTAGTGAAGGCACCGTTGCATGTGTACCGAGTGCTACTATCTGGCGTGTCAGTACGGTCACATACGTTAGCTGCGGTAGAAACTTTATCATCATCCACATTGACATCATCCTCACCAAGACCGTATGTAGTGTTAGTAAGGTAGTCTCTCAAGCACAGGGCAGGGTTAGCAGACCAAGCAGTAGAGCCATCACGAGGGTCATATACCTTCTTACCTTTGATAGTAACAGTAATCTCAGGTACACCGTTAGGGAAGGCATCAGCATCATAGCTTAGGCGAACATACAGATAGGCAATACCTCTGAGTCTATGGTTGTTGGTCCATTCGTCTACCTCAGAAACTAAGTCACTATCTGCGGCTTGATCTGTGGCACCCAAGTGTTTATTGATACGTACCTTACCATCGTACCTACTAGGAGAAGTTACATTACCTGAGCCATCCAAAGTAATCAACTCATCGTTAATGTAAATCTCCTCAAAGGACTCAATCTCATGACCTGTGAAGGCTAGTACCCTATGTAGGAATTTGTTGCTCCCGCCAGTAGTGCTGTCGAACACACGAGCGCCACCAACCTTAGCTCTACCATAGATAACCTGATGATCTAGTGCAGAGCCGTTCTGAGTTACCTGATAACCCCTGTTAGTGCCTGAGAAGGAAGGTTTAGGGGTAAGAGCGTTAAGGGCTGCACCAAGGGCTGTAGTTACGAGGAAGTGAGTTGCTGCATAAGCAAAAGTCCCCGCCGTTGCACCAAACACTGCACCAAAAGCCAGAGTGCCACCCGAGGCAACGCCCACACCCGTAGAAAGTAAAGCCATACCAGCAGCAACAGCCATGTTAATCTCCTATGTATTTAGAGTATTCTATATCTTCCGAGGCAAACCCTAAGAAGATCATCAGCTTGTGGAAAGGTTTATGGTTCTTAGTGTTCACCACAATTACAGATACACCGTCCTCCTTAAGACAACCTTCAGCAAACTTAATTAGTTTAATACCTGTGAAGCCTTTTCTGTGGCTAGGTTCCAAATAGATCAAGTCGTTCTTAGCAAACAGGTGGTCTTTATAGTGGATATGCGGTGATACAAAAACAACGAAGTAACCAACCAGAACACCTTCGTCTCTAGCCGTGAAGATTTTTAGTTTACCTTGCTCTTGTAGGGCGTAGTAAGCATCCCAATCAGGGTTAATCTTAATCTTGTCTTTGTTTAGTGCAACTTCTTCCCAGTGAGCCTCAAGCAAACCTTTAGCATCCTCAACCACACTATCAAGAAACTCTTGCTGGTATTTAACTGCCACTCTTCCGACCCCACACAATCTCTTTATCCTGAAGGCTTTCAACAAAGTCTAAACCTAGATCGCCAGAGTACAAAGACTTCTGATATGCGGATGTGAACCTAGCAACCCTAGCTCTTTCAAGGTCAACCAGCTTATTCTCTAGTGTCAACTGGACAGTACAAGTATCCGCAGTTTCCTCAATGTTCATCTGATCCATATAACCAGAGAAGATTTGAGACAAGTTTGTACTGCCAGCTTCCAGACTAATCTTAGAACCATCTTCCAGAAGAATGTAGTCAGAACTCTCTAGCAGAATAAGACCTTTGGAGAAGTTACCGAAGTAGATGTTAGCCTTACGCCCCTGATAAGGTTCACTGAGGGCCAGAGACAGAACCTCTTGAGGGATACCGCTCAAAGTAAGAGAAGCCCCTTTAGCTGCAATCTCTGTAGTCTCCTCAACAGAATCAATCTGAAGCATTGACCCTGTGCCATACCACTCCTGACCTTGGTAAACCAGAGTGCCATAGCCAGTCCAAAGTCTTAGGGTCTGGTCTCCATCGAATAGCATCTCTACAGCAAAGAAAGGGTAGAGGACATCATCATCCAAACTATCAATGGTAGACTGTGAAATATCTCTTGTTGACATACTCTATCCTATCTGTAATTATTCAGAAACCTTTAGTCTGGCCTCTTGTCGAGCATCTTTAATTTCTTGCGGTGTGGGAACACCTGTTTCCATTTCCCTAACAAGATACCAATCGGTAGAAGCCAAGTAATCTTTGGCCTCTTTGTTGATAGCCTCTTGCTTTGCCTGAGCAGTCTCTTCCGCTTTCATTTCTGTGGTCTTGACATTAGAGAAATTGATGTTACTCATCTGTTGGTTCCTCTTCAAGTTCAGGCTCCGGTTCTTCTTCTAGTTCCTCTTCAGGCTCTAGCTCAGGTTCAGGTTCTACATCATAAGGCGGAAGAACAACATCGCCCTCATCAATAGTTACCATCTCAGGAAAGCGGGTTTCCTCTGGGGCATTGGCTCCATGCGGCAACATCAGGGTAAGACAGATTTCTCCATCAATACGTTCAACGTCAGATGCTAGCCAAAGGCAATCAACGTCATCCTTGGGGAGTGTTGCGCCATCAGGCAGAGGCCCAAAGTCAAAGGCTTCACCGTCAATAGTGAGAACGTCACCTGATACAGAAGCTTCATATTGGTTATTCATGCGGGCTGGTGTGAATGATAATTTCATGTGTTTTATCCCCCTATTTCCAACGGCCAATGGCGCACACACGAAGATTGCGCACTGTGGCATCTGTAGTCCCACTTAGCACCCGCATACTCACACTTGTGTTGCTCGGAGACTGCAAGCCAATCCAGTCGCTGTCTTGCTGCACCTGACCAGCAACAACGGGGTTTGCTACAAAACTTGCAGGGAAGGTCCACGTTACTAAGGAGCTGCGATAGATGCCACCATGTGAAAGATTTGGCGCAGCTCCTGTTATCCCACCCACAGTAGTACAAATCTGCGTACCATCAGGGAACCTAACGTATTCACCATTGGCATTACTTCCGCGTTCGATGTCCCCGTGACGCAGGACTGTTAAACCGCCCTCATTCCCATCGCTGTCGAAGGTATAGCGTTTCTCATTAGCCCCGCCAATGTCCGCAACAACGTTAAGTGTCCCGCGAGGCCCAAACGGAACAAGGCGTACACCTTCAGAGTAGTCAGACAAAGCCCATCTAATTGAGCTGTTGCCACTATTAGAGGCTGTAAAGCGGATGTCGCCAGTAAAATCAGCACCAGACAGTTCAGCGTAACGAGCGTCACCTTTCTCACGGGTGATTACTGTCGAAGCACTATTAGCAGCAGTACCAGCAGCATCAACCTGAGCAACACTTGCCTCTGAATCATCTCTGAAACGGAAAAGGGTAGTGCCTTGATTATTAGAGTCTAGGAAAGAAGGGCCGTTGTCTCTCAAGAAATTCAAAGTGGAACTTGAGCTATTGCCTACATAGTTCTGACTAGCACCCAGAGTAACATCACCAGTAAAATCAGCACCGTCTACATCTTTAAACAGTTCTCCACGAGTAATCTTCTTGGTTTGCCCAGCAGAGGAATCTACAATAGCAATAGTGTCATTAGCATCACTTACGTTAGCACCTGTGATATTCGTCAGTTCAGAGATTTTCTTATCAGCCATATTCTTATCCTGAGATTACTTCTACAGCCTCAAAAGAGATACCGTAGAAACTTGCGTTGTTAATTGACCAAGCAGACACGTTCTGGTTCAACCTGAAGACCCCCTTGGGACTGTCCGTAATAGCTGTCTCAGAGGTGTAGTCAGACCTAAGCGCAGGCCAGATTTCCAGTTGACCATCTCCGGTTTGATCTATAAGAACTTGGTGTAGTTTAGCAGAGGAACCTGAACCCAACTGAATGTAGTCACCAGCTAGGAGAGAGCCTGTCATAGTTACATCAACCGTATCATCACCAGCAGAGCCAGTGACAGCACATGAGGTAACAGTACCACGAGGGCTGGCATAGTCAGGGTCTCCTAAGAGGAAGGTGCCTGTCTGACCCTTAAGAGCCACAAGCATAGCCTTCCACTCAGCGGCCTTATCTCTACGTACCGAAGGGATAGTGACTGAGGCTTCCCACTTCTGACCTGTGTGGGCGATAACCTGCTGTTTGTAAGTAAAAGGAGACTGAGAGGTAGAGACCGCATTAACTGCACGTAACTCAATACTCTCAATCCCTATAGTTGTAGGTGTATCTAGTGGATAGCTGATCGCCATATTACCCTCTTATCATCCGAATGTGTTCTTCATGGCACCACCACGTCTACGAGCGTCCATAACCGACTGTTTAGCCATGTTAGCAATAGAAGGTGCAGCCTGAGCAATGATCTTCTTAACTGAGTCATCACCGTTAGCTTGGAAGTTGAAGTTCTGAACCACAGTAACACCCTCGCCAGCAGAAGAACCAGCCTTTGTGTGGTCTACTACAGTCTCTCTAGGGTGAAGCATAGCGAGATAGCCACCACGACCATCCATACCGCCAGAACGAGGGCCAGAGCCAGTGTATCCACCACCGTCAAAACTAGAGATTGCTTTTCCGATGAAACC